AAGCAGTAGACAAACTACAAAACAAAGGCATGCGTGACTGGTTCCGTAAGTTCATGTCTTTGATGCGTACTGCCCTACGAAAAATAGGCCTTAACAAGTTTCAAGATTTAACACCCCAAAATATAGTAGACCTAGCCTATGGTGCAGCAGACCTAGAGCTATCAGGTGCTTGGCATGGCACAGCGGCAGACTTCCGTAAGTTTGACCATAACTACATGGGCTCAGGTGAAGGTGCTCAGGCATTTGGCTGGGGTACGTACATAGCTCAACGTCGTGGTATTGGCAAAGAGTATATGGAGAGTGATATAAAACGTAAATCAGCTCCCGTGCCGCAAACTCTAGAAGATGTGCTAGGCCTAAATAATATTAAAACCGTAAAACGAACACACAGCGGTCGAACAATGTACATTGACGGTAATAGTCTTTTACGAGAAAGAGCTGGCAGGTTATATGTCAAAGCTTACGATGGTATGTACGACAATGTAGGATCATATGTATTTATAAATGAGTTATATAAACCTGATGGCTATCCTATATTTACTCCAGAAGAACTAAATAAAATACGCGATAAACTTTACCCTAAACGTAAAGACAGTGAATTATCGAAAAAAGACTTAGCTTTAGCTAATGAATATAGAGCGCTAATAGCCTCAATTAAAGCAAGTATTGAACGTCTCAGGAACACAGGTTTTCCAAAATTATTAGCACTAGCTGAAGATAGATTAGCCCTAGCAGAAACAGAACTTGCGGATTTACTATCTAAAAAAGAAGTCCCTGAAGGTTCTCTTATGCGCGTTCGTCCTTTAGTAGCTGAATCAGAGCTATTAGATTGGGATGCATTAATAGAGGACCAACCAAAAGCGGTACGCGATATCATAGAGAACAGCATTCCAGATTTTATTATGGAAGAGGCTGAAAGCTTTGGGCAGAATGTAACTGGCGAAACATTATATCGCGCATTACAAAGTGCTGCTAGTGAAGGAGATAACCGCATTTGGGGGGCTACTACAGGTCAAGACCCTAAAAAAGCAGCGAGTATGTACTTAGATAGGTTGGGTATACCGGGGCTTAAGTTCTTTGATGCTTTAAGTCGTAACGTTCCAACAATCCAAGGGATTAATGATTTTATAGCTAGATCTAATGATACGCTTAATGCACTTAAAAAAGAACTTGAACAAGAACGTGCGCTGCCTGTAGCCATGCAAGATACTAATTATATTGAACGTGTATTAAGCTCTATTACTAATTTTAATAAAGATATTGCCGATGCTATCGATAAACGTAATGAACTTGAAAAGAATCCCCCTAAATTAACACGTAATCTTGTCGTCTTTAATGATAAGAATTTATCTCGTGTAGCAACGCAAAAAGGCGCCGATAATAAAAAAATACGCTACTCTAAAAAACAACAAGCAGTTGCACAGCTACAGAAAAAATCAGGCATTAAGAAACCTAGCAATAAAACAGGTAAAAGCTTATTCAAGTCCGTTATGGACGCCGACCTCAATCATGCTATTGATAACTTAAGCTCAGCAGTATTGTCATCTGACAATGGTTTAAACAACCAAATGCGAACAGCGCTTGAGAAGGCAGGCATGCCATGGAGTCAGATAAAAGAAATCCTTGAAGGCTTGATGACATCTCAAGCTACCCACTCTCAAAACGTAGCAACAATGTTCCTTGAGATGGGCAAGATTGGTTACAACAAAGTAGCTAATATGTTTGAGGTGACTGAGAACCCTAACGGTAGTTGGGGCGGCATGATGCAGACTATTAGCGATTTAGCTAAGAAGTATGGTATGTCTATGGATGAGATGGAGTTGGCAGCGCATACATACTTTGTTGCTAATCGTTCTCGAGGTCTTATAAACAGCAACAACCGACTTAAGAAAAAAGCTTTAGCTCTTGAATTAGCTGGCAAACGTAAGGAAGCAGATAGGCTGCTAGATAAAATTGTATTGGTCAACATGACCCCTGCAGAGATTAAAGCTGGGCTAGATATACGTAAAGAGATTCCTGAGTTAGGTCAGGTGGTTGAGCAATGGAATGTTGTACGCCTAGAAGTTATAAATCATTTAGTAAACACAGGTTTGTACTCTCAAGAACAGGCAGCGGAATTAGCGGATACCTTTGATTACGTACCGTTTTATCGTGAAGCACAGCTAGAGGCTAATCAAGGTCCTAAAGAGAATACTCGCGGTTTGTTAGATCGTGCCCGTCAAAAGCATATTAAAGGTTCTTATAACCCAGTTAACAATGTGTTCGATAACATGAACCGTTGGATTACCTATTCCATTGCCAGAGGCATCAACAATAGCCAAGGTCAGTACGCTGTCAAGGCTATGCAACAAAATATGGTTGGTTCTATATCACCAAAACCGTTGCCACCTACAGCAAAAGTCCCTGCTGGTAATCTAGTAGCCGTATGGGAAAATGGTGTTGAAAAGCGCTACCGTGTAGAAGACCCTATGTTTGTCCACTACTTTACTGGCGCAAGAGCAGCCTATGCACCGTGGGTTAACACGCCTTTAGTAACAGGCGTCAACAAGGTATTTAGGGCTGAGATTATTTTAGATCCGATATTCTCAGCAGGCCAGGTTATGATGGACGGCCTTACCGCAATGTTTACAAGCGGTACTAAGCATTTTTATATGTTGCCAATTCGAGCTGTAAAAGAATTCGTATTGACAATACCTAACTGGAGTAAGACACATAAAGCGCTCCGTGGTTATGGTGCTGTAGGCGAAACAGACTTTGCATCAGTGTCAAAACGTTTAGCAGAAGAAGCTAAATACGAAGCTAGAGACATGAATACCGCTGAAAAAATAGCCGAGACGCTATTGAAACCATTACGTTGGATTACCACTGCTTCGGACAATGCAATAAGACAAGCGGTTTACGAACAAGAAATGGCTGAGTCAGGTGATAAAGCAACTGCCATACGTAAAGCCTTTGAGGTTATCAACTTCCGACGTGCGGGGTATTCATCACGTGTAAATACACTACGTCAATCAGTGAACTTTACAGGCGCATACTTGCAGTACGTTAATGTAAGTTCAAAAGTATTAACAGGTAAAGGTATTACTCCAACGCAGAAGAAACAATCATATGTACGCCTAGTCAATGCATTGGCTGGGTATGGTTTGTTCTCATTCCTACTGTTTATGGATGTAAGTGATGACGACGAATACCAAGAGACCGATCAAACAACCCGTGATTTAAGGCAGTTTATACCGGGACTGACAGAAAAAACAGGTGTATGGCTGCCTGTACGCGCTGACCCATTCATGCTTATAGCTAAGATGCTTCCTGAGCACATCTATAACCTTGCTCGTAAAGAAGGTGGTGAAGACTGGACTAAGTTTAAAAAAGCATTTAAGGCTTATATGGCCAGTGCAGCGTTGGGTCCTACCCCAATACCACAACTACCTAAAGTAGCTCTAGAGACAATGATGAATAAGAGCATAACTACAGGACGACCTATTGTAGGTGGTGGTATAGAAGGCCGTGCAACTGAACGTGAAATGACAAGCACGACATCAGAGTTTTCTAAAATGCTTGGCAGCACAGGTTTAGTATCACCCGTTATGGCTGATTACTGGATTAACAACTTAGGTGCGTCTGTTGGTAGAGCATTCATATTCTTGACAAACGCTTTAATGAAAGACAGTGAGGCGCCTGAACCATCAACACGCGATAAGTTAGCGTCCTTTGCGCCTAAGTTTATCAAGCGTGAGTTTGGCACCCGTGCTAAAAACGACTTGTACGAACTACGTGATATTGTTGACGAAGCTTATGCAACCTATAAAGACGTTCAACGGTACGGCTCAAAAGAAGAGTACGATAGAGTCTATGAAGAAACAATAGATAAGGTTAAGAAAAAACCAGTTGTTGATGTTGCCATTAAACAGCTAGCACAGATACGAGCTGATGAACGTAAGTTACTTGAGAAACCGCCAGGTGATATGACTAAAGAACAAAAAGAAGCGGCTATTAAAAGGTTACGTGAAAAAGAACAGATAATCCTGTTTGACATTCAATACAAACGTGACCTAAGCGGATTAGATAAAGGCAACCCGTTTAGATAACCGCTATAAGCGCCAAACACGAACGCCTTTGATGCCTTCTTCCACAACAATTTTGTGGATATACTCAAACTCTAAGCGCTTAGCCTCGCGTTTGATGGCATCAATGGCGGACTTCGTATCTACCGCAGGGATAAAAATAGAGCAGCCCGGTTGGAAATCAGGCCACACTATTTGATAATCGGTTCCGTTAGTTAACACTTGTTGGCAAATCCAATTGTACGTTCACATCAAAACTAGTGCTGTCAATCCACAGGCATCGCACTGCTGGACCGCTCATCTCTAGACCCTTATGCATCGCTTTACTCTCCCCACTCTTGCTTAGTAGTAAGTTGCTGTCTTTCAACCCCTTAACAAAGTCGTTGTACTCAACTTGCACGGAGTGTAGATAAGTCTTGATAATACTGCAAGGGATATATAGCGTTTTAACATCAGGCTCATACCTAACTCGCAAGTCATTTTGAGGCTTGATAATAGGCGCATCGCCAAACCCTGTACGTGCATCAATCTTATTGTTTACGACAAGCGTATTACGTGCTAGGTTCTCATCCAAGAAGTTACCAAGCGTCTCCACAGCATCAAAGTTGTTCTCTTTAATCACGTCTTTAAACGTTTTAAACTCTTTGGCTATAGCCTTGAATACAGGTTCAATAGGTATGTTATGTATGCCTAAACGCTTAGCGATGATAGCACCTAGGAATACAGCAGCTAAGTTGGTAGAGAACTTACGATCAGGGCCTTTGAAGTTCATCAGCTTATCAATCTTAACCTGCATTTCCTTCAGCTCTTTTTTAACCTTGTCAAGGTTTTGTATCAAGTATTGTGCATAGATCTCACAGGCGTGACCATAGTTGTCAAATATCTTGCTTAGGATATCATCTACCTCACTCTTAGATAGCACATCATCCATCTCAATGCGTAGCTGAATAAACCTAGCCATCTCACCACTGGCCTTTGCTTTCTTGGCAAACATAACCGTTCTGAAGTCCGTGTTGCTAGAGACTACGCAGATTAAGTTAAACACAGTGTCGTTGTTACGCTCTCTGTTAACTCCGTTACCCATACGGTTTTTACCACGGCCTGACGCAATAAATTTCAAGAAGGTGTGTAGGGCTTCGGGTGTTACATCTGTCATCTCATCCACACCAGCACCTAGGTTCTTCATATAGCCTAAGCGGTTAATGATTGAGTTCTCGGTATCGCCCCAAACGTTAATTAGCTTGGCATCAATATCAGGGTTGCCGTATATACTTGTCATCATCTGCAAGATAGAGGTCTTACCTTGTCCTGCTTCAGGGTTGTACATGTTGATTACGGCAGACTTCTCTTTAGAGTCAAACAACGGCATCAGTAGTGAGCCGAAGCCACAGAAGAAACCAAATGCACGAAGTTCAAGTCCTGGACGTTCATAGAACGATATAGCACTCTTCCATTCTTCGTAAGAACCCTTCTTAACAAGTGTCGGGGTAACTTGGTTCAGTTCTTCTGACACAGGTACATAGGTGACACCGAACGCAGTAATCTCACGATTGCCGATAATGATTTTGTTCTTAGCATCGTTCCAACCAAATTGTTTGTGCATGTGCGAAGCACCCTTACTACGTTGACGGTCGTTCAGTGCCGTTCTCATGTACTCGATGATTGCATCTAAAGGCTTGCCCCGTTCAAATATACCGATGTTGTTGACAATCTCCCTAGCCTTCTCTGTACTCATTAGGCTAGACACAGGTGCAATAAACTCACGCACACCATCGTTAGGTAAGTGCAGTTTGAACCATGCGCAGTCACCAATAGCTGGGTCATTCAATCGATCGACTAGATAGAAGTCATACTCGTATATTTTCTTACCATCATCGTCATCGTCCTCATAGGCTAGATAGATACCGCCAGCTTTACCACGGAAGTACGGGTATGGGTACTCAGGGATTTGATAGGTCATCAACTCACCCAATGCTTCGCTCTTTGCCTGTATCACGTTGTCAGCGCCACGGGCTTTGGGGACTATCATACCAAGTGAGATAGGCGTAGTAATGGTACCTTTATACTTGCAGCTCTTACAACCTTCAGGGCGTAGTGACTCGAACTGGTCGCAGGTGTGGGGCTTAGGGATCCCAGCTACTTTAGCTTCTATCTTTGCGTGTGTGTATTCGGGGTGCTGCATAGATATCTTGTGTATCGCGATGTCGCGGTCTTCACAGAACGCAGCGATGGATAGAGCTGACCGCCATAGTGGTTCGGATATCTCTTTCTGCTTCATAACGATGTGCTGTAGTTGTGCGCAGCCATCACCGTTTATTGTGCGGTTCATTATCTTCTTGAACTGCGCTACCTTTTCAAACTTCTTATTGTTGTTAACTTCGTGCTTAGGTTTAGAACTATTGGAACCTACGTGTATAGGGATAAGTCTTGCTAGCTCATCAAACGAGGTATGCTCCCCTGTCACCAGTACAACTACAGGTAAAGGGTTTTTCACATCTTTATAGTTCTTCGTGTTAGGCACACGGAGTATACGGGCAGCGTCAGCAGTACAAGCACCATCGGCATGTAGACCATGCTTGATACATAGAAACTTGAGGCCTTCTGCAATAGGATGCCACACCTCTCTAGCTACAGGCACAGCGAATGTCCAATAGCAGTGGATGCCACGGCCTGAGTCTACAATGGTCGGTTCAGGAAGCTGGGTAGCATCGGTGAATGCGCGTAGGGCGACTAGTGCTGCATCTTTGGTCTTGTAGTCTTTGAACTGGTTCTTCTTCTCATCAAAGCCACAATCAATATCTAACCACAGAGCCTTCTCTTCTTTGGCATTATTCTTAGTGCGCTCTGTAGGGTACTTGTATGTAGAGCAGGCAAAATACACATCGTATTTATCTGCTAATAATTTCTCTGAAGCTGCTGTGGCTTCTTCAATAGTGTTTACAAACTTGGGAGATATATTGTTTTGTTGGTCTTTTCCAACTACGCAATAGACGCCTTCGGCCGGCCATATGTGCCGTAAAAATTCTGATGTTTGCATTGTATCTCTCACAACGTTTAGGGGTGGGGGTACTACCTCATGGTCTCCCCCCTATTGAAACTTATTCTGCTGTTAACTTATCGATTAGATTTGTTATAGCTACAGTCTTTGACCGCAAGGGCTTTGCTTTGCCCGAAATCCAATCATAGACCGTCTGCCGAGAAACTTCAAGCTCAACAGCAACTTTACTAACAGGATACTTTTTAGTAATCAGCAAGGCACCAAGCGTAACCCCTAAACCGGGGTCAGCACTTTGGTTAGCCTCAATTACAATCTGTGAATAACCTCTCACTGTCGCTCTCCTTATGTCCAATCAGCAACTAAGTCATCTAGGCTTACATCACCTGAATCTACTTTAGCTGGTGGTGGTGCTGGTGGGGTAGGAGCTGGTTTAGCTTCTGCTGCTGAACGTTTAACTGGCTCAGGGATAGCTTCTTCTACAGGCTCTTCAACGATTGGTTGACGTGTAGCTGGGCGAGGTGCTGCTTGTGGAACTGGAGCAAACTCTTCACCATTCTCATCACGATCCGTAGCAACAGACAAGGTGATTGCACGTACTGCCTCTTCTTCTTGCGTACGGGCACGACAGGTATCAAACTCATCATCAGACAAACGAGCCACTGCTTTGAAGCCGATGTTAGAAGTATCTTCACCTACAATCATGCGTGATACAACTGAACCTAGACCTTCGCCATTAGCTACTAAATAGTCACGATACTCGTGGAACGGACGGCGGTCGTTGTTACCATTACCGAACACAGATGTGGCAGACAACTTAACGCGGTAGATATCACCATGCAAATCATCAGCCAATACTACTGCGATGTAGCGGTGGAAACGGCAAGCCTTAGTTTTGCCTGGACCTGAACCAGCGATGTTTTGTGGGCAGTCAGAACATTTGTCCGCTTGCTTTTCACGTGATTGTGGGTCAGGTGTTTGGCTGTCATGACTCCAGCATTTAGGCGGTGTACGCTTCTGTGCTTTAGGGTCAAACGTCTCTGCATAAAACATACGGTTAACCGATGGTGCAGCATTAACAATGACTACATCAATGAAGCCTTGGTCAGTCTTGCTAATCTCTTTACCATTCACCATCAAACGGAACTTGTTGTTTACGATGGTAATGCTTTTTGATGTGATAGAAGAACCACCAACGTTACTGGTGAAACCATCATCACGACGGTTACGTACTGCTACTGCGCCGCCTTGTTGGAAAATATCTAGTTCTGTACTCATTCTGATTGCTCCTTGCTTTTACGGATTGAAATAACATACTCATTCATCGGTGATAAACCTGCTGGACACTTGTCAGGATTAGCATCTAGAAACTCTTTAATATTGGTACTTGATAGGCGCTTGTGTAAGAACTCAGGTACATCGTTCTCTTTAATAAACGCATACAATGCAGGCCAGTTGTTGGTAATGTAGCTGGTCTTTACTGTACGTGATAACGTGCCTATCTTTGTTTTAAGACTGCTTACGTTTAGTGACTTGCATGCTTCATGTAAAGCAAACTGTATTTGGTCACGCTTCTGCTTAATATCGCTAATCTGACTTTCAAGTTCAGCCATCTTCTCACGCATATTAATATCAGCTTGCATAAGCTTTTCAAGGTTGATTTCATCTAATTCCATACACCCTCCTTTTCAAATTAGAACTAGTAGTATACCACAACTATTTACTTTGTCAAGCCTCTACTTCTTCTCTGTATAGGTCAACCAGCTTGGTGTGGGTATCTATTTTATTTTGAAGCATGGCGTAAATCTTTTTCTCAACGGGGGAGCCCTGTAGGTGGACTACGTCT